TTAAAGTGTCTGCTTATAACCAGACGGTTCGACTCCTGCTTTTGGATTTGAACCGACACCAAACATATCATTAATTTTCGATTTTAGCCACTTATTTGGTCGGCCCTCAATATCAGGGTTAGGAAATGTGCCATCATTGCGTTTTCGGTAGATTGTCATATTCGACCACATAAAGATTTTTTTAATGTCATCGGTCGTGTAGTAAACTCCGTTTTGTTCAGTCATCGTCTTGCTCCTACGCATAAATGCGTATATAAGAGTTATCAAAGTCAACATCGTCGTGTCCTTTCGACATTTTGTCTGCCATCTGTGCAGCAAGGTCAACGATGTTCTCTTTTGCTATTTCAGTTTCTGTGGCCCATTCGAGCTCAGCGGGTTCAATGCTTTTATCAAACTTAAAGAGCTTGACGCCTACCAAGTAGCGGCGCGGGTTCTTAAATATTTGATAGCTATTCTTTAGCCAGTCGTCACAGCGGATCACGTTCTTGCGTATCGTTTCGTCGTCTGTCTCACGCTTAAATGTGAGCTGCATATAGCCAGTGAACGACTTGACGAACTCGCCATCATCACGCTTCTGCTGGACGGCTTGGTTGCGCTTACGCTGTGCTAGCTTCTTGCGCTTATCGCGGTTCTTAGGTTTTGGCATGGTGGGTCTCACTATTTCTTTTAACGACGGTGCTTAATGCGGCGGTCAACATGGTCGCTTTGTTAAGCTCAGTGTTTTCAGTCTTATAGGTTTTAGTCGCGTTAATAGCACCTTGGGCTGAGCGCGGTACGGCTAGTAGATTAGACACTTCGCAATTAAAACTATCACAGTCTAAAAATCGAATAGTATGATCTTGCGGTACAGGACCGTATTCTTTTTCATAGTTGTGCCGATGTAGCGGTACCCATTCATCTTTAGCGATTTTGATGTGCAACTGCTGCTTACCGCCTTTGTGCACTGAGCCAATCGGCACTTCGCTACCGGGGTTCGCGTTGTTGTACCGCTTTAATTTATGTACTAGACAATACCAAACGATCTGATTTTTGGATAAGTTAGTACCAAAGCGGGTATTAAACATCTTGACCAATGCTTTGCGAGTATTAAAAGCTTGGTGCTTCTTGATAAATGCGCGTTGCTCTTCAGTGAAGGTGTGTGCGCCTTCACGACTAAAACCACCGATATCGAATCTTCCGGTGCTATTGCTTTTAAGCTTTCTAGTACGGCAGTAAGCGTTCATCATTGACGTGGTAACTTTAGTACCGAACTCAGCGTTGAATAGCTCCGCCAATTCTTTGCGATGTATATCGGCTTGATGCTTAACGATAAAAGCGTGCTGCTCATCGGTGTACCTATGATATTTAGCCATCTTTAGGTCCCTCTAAGCCTTTATAACCGACGCTCAGAAGTGAATCATCGAAAACGACATCACGCTGCATTTTCTCAAAAGCGAACTTGGTCGCGTCTAGTACCAACTTGTGGCCGTCTAATATTTGTTTTGAAATATCGGTTACTGCTTTAGTGCGTTTGATTTCTTCGTCAAGCTCTTCGCCATCAGATTCCATAACGTTAGCGAGTTGCAGAGATAGCGAGCGGTTTAACTGTTCTAACATACTCATAATTAATTCCTTTTCATTGCGTTAAGTAAAATGTCCTGTACGCTACGCTTGGTGTCGCGGCGTTCCATGATTAGTTCATCGACGGTATCTTTGGCGATGATGTGGTATATAAATACGGGGCGATTGTGTCCGGCTTGCGCTTGGCGCGTGGGTCCGATACGCTCAACGATTTGCTGGTACTCTTCTAAGTTCCACCAATGGCCGAAGACGACTAGGATATTGCCGCCGTCTTGTAGGTTTAGGCCGTGACCGGCGCTAGCAGGATGGGCGAAAAGTATCGGTATCTTGCCCGCGTTCCAATCGCGTATCGTTTGCGGATCGCTGTCCAAAACTTTGCCTTGCTTAAAAGCGGCTTGCAGTCGTGCTAAATCACTTTTAAAGTGGTAAGCGACAAGCACTGGCATACCTGCAGATTCCTCAACGATGGATTCGACCGCTTGTAGCTTGGTATCATGTAGCGGTTGCCAGTTGCCACCGTCGGTATAGATAGCGCCGTTTGCTAACTGCAGACACTTGATGGTTTTAGACGCGGCGTTCATCGCTTCAACTTCTACGTTACCTAGCTCAAAAAACATTTCTTTTTGCATTTTGTCGTAAAGTCCACGCGCTTTGCTTGGTAGCTCGACGTAAACATCGGTAACGATAGGCTTAGCGATATCAAAGTAATCATGCGCGTCGAGTGTTAAGCAGATGTCGCTTAGGCGTTCTTGGATTTGCTCTTGCGCGAAATCGTGAGGCTCTAAGCGTACGGCAAAGCGCTGTGCGCCTACTTGAATACTCTTAAACCATCGGCTTTTAAAAGCGGTGAACGAGTAGCCTAAGCGTTCGCCACCATCTAAGAAGTACGCTTGACCCCATAAATCGATTAAACCGTTAGGACTTGGCGTACCGGTTAGCTCAATAAAGCGGTCAACATGGCTATGCGATATCTTTGCCAATGCCCGTGCGCGTTTAGATCCACCACGTGAGCGGTAGGATTTCAGGCGTGTGGATTCATCAGCAATGATGGTTTTAAACGGCCATTTTTTACCGTAGTGCTCTAAGAGCCAAGGTAGGTTTTCATAGTTCATGGTGTAAACGGCGCTATCTGTTTTTAGCGCAGCTTTACGTTCTGCGGCGCTACCCAATATCGGCGTAACGTCCAAACCTTGAAGGTGTGACCATTTAGCCGCTTCATCTGGCCATGTGGTTGCTGCTACTCGTTTGGGCGCCAATACTAAAACGGGTTCAGGTTCGACCAGTTGTAGATTGTCGATAGCCGTTAAGCATGTAACACTCTTGCCCATACCCATAGAAGCCCAGAGCGCATTACGCTTGGTGCCTAGGATATGGTCAAGCGCTATTTGCTGATATGGGCGGGGTGTGTAATCCTTGCGAGTGTCCATATTAAATATCCGTCATTAGTTTGACTAAGAAATCCCCAATATCCCAAACCATCTTGTCTAGCTTTTCGTTATTAGCTTTATTTTTCTCGCGTTGCTTTATCACCATTATCATTAAATGCACACCCATCAAGCCGTGTATCTTAGGTTGTAGGGCTGTTGTTTCGTGAGCTTCCTTCAGGAAGTCAATGGGCGGGGCGTACTCTCTAGCCTTGCCTTTTATCGCGCACAGTTCGCCGCGCAAGTCCCGTAAAAACAAATTCACTTCTGAAATTAACTTAGCTAGTTTTTGCTGACTTACTTCACCGCTATTATTTACTTTTGGCATGGTGTATATCCTTTATAAGTTGGTCGACTTCATCTTTGGTGCTGACGCTGACAACAATTTGACCAGCGCGGCGCATTCGAGTATGTTCGCGTTCTTGTCCCGCTCTCGGCACTTTGCCAGGTGCTTTGACTTCTACCCAAACAGTGATATCGGGCGTCATGATTAAGCGGTCAGGGCAGTGGTTGTGTCCTACCCATTGCGCTTTGCGTATCTGCCAGTCCGTATCTTTTTGCGCTTGCTTGACAAGGTATTGCTCAATGTCCTTTTCAGTGATCACTATTAATCCTTTTTATATCGGTAGTCTTCAAAGCCACCTGCAGCAAGCGGCATGTCTTTGGCCCATGGTGGGTTAGCCGCTAGTAGTTCGCTTAAGTGTTCGTGATTGAAGTCGTCAGTATCAGGCGCTTCACATATCACTTCATCGTGGACGGTCAAAACAATCTTATAACCGGCTTTGTCGATGGTGTGCATGTTGTGCGCTAAGATATCGCGGCTCATGGCTTGGCAGATGTTCTCAAAGAGCTTACCGCTGTAAGTGCTGAGATACTGCCATTTGCGGGCGTATTGGTTCATGCCCTGATATTGAATGGTGTCGTCTTTGATGCGGATATTTGGGTAACACAGATAGCGACCGCTTGGCAGTCTGATGCGCAGCCAAGTACCGTCACGACGTATTGCCAATTTACCCGCTCTGAACGTTTGACCTTCGGCGTTGATCGCATTGCGGCAAGCGTTCTCCAAGTCATACCAAAGCTGATTGATATTACTGTGGGCATTTCGCCACATGCGTTTGAGCGTGTCGCAAGTAATAAACGCTTTGTCGCTCATGGTGTGCTCGTATTCTTTGTCCTTTTTACGGACGGCGAGCCATGAGCGTGACGCTTCAACATCGTGCGGCGGTAGTGTGTCCCAAGCGTCATCGGCTAACTGATCAAGGTCAATACCGTAAGCGATTGCGAACGTAGTAAAAGCACCTACGCCGCCGCCGTAACCAAGTGCCAATTCCTGCACCTTGCCGATTTGGCGTTGGTCTTTAGTGACCGCTTTAGGCGATACGCCAAACGATTTAGCGTAAGCCAGTTTATAAAGGTCGTAGCCTTGTCCTTTGTCAAAATCAGCAAAGGCTTTTAGCTTCCACGTTTCACCGGCAAGCCATGCTTGAGCGCGTCCCTCAATGTTCGATAAGTCACTGACGACTAGCTTTTTGCCTTTAGGCGCTATGATGCAGCCTCGAAGCGCTGAGCTTGTCAGCTCCATGATGTTATCGGTGATAAACTCCGCGCAGTCTGCTTTGAGCGCTTCGATACCGGCATTGATATCCGCGTCGCTCATACTTGGGCGAGGTAGGTTTTGCGGTTGGAATGTGCGTCCTGCCCAGCGCCCTGTGCGTGCGGCTCCGGCGAATTGCAAAGTGCCGCGAAGTCGCCCATCGCTATTGGTAGAACGCGCAAGCGCTTGGTATTTACTGGTACTGGTTGTACTCGCTTGTAGTCTATTGTTGAGTAAGTCTTTTACCGCGCTTGGTAAGTCAGGATCATTGATACGGCGCTCAAGCGTAGACTTTTGCATATCGGGTAGATCGATACCGTATTCGCTCAAGATAAATTCGAGTAGCGCTGCGCGTTGTGTTGCTGATTCAACGGCCCCATCGGTCATCATCTGCGCTTCATTCGCCAAGCGTTCTTTTTCGATATCGATTGCTATGAGCGCGGCGTCTACCAAGTCGGTGTCCACTTTAAAGCCACGGTCATTGATGACCTGGTCAAGATGCCAATGCGGTATCTCGCAAGCCATGTTCCAATCGGGCATTGCTTTATCCACGGCTCGCATTGCCTCAACGTCTAGCCTTGCGTACTCGACAAACTTACCCCATTCTTCAGGGTGAGTGTCTTTGGTAGCGCGTTCGATGTTTCGGTGTTTACCGAGCGGCTTGCAGAATAATTGAATGAGCTTTTTACCGTCTTTGTCTTTGGCTTGGTCAGCGTCAACCCCTAGGATGGTACAAAGATTATCAAGGCTACCGACTAAGCTGTGGCTGTACGCTTTGATCATCGTGTCGCGCCATTTGCTCAGATCCGCATTGAAGCCGTTAGCTTTTAGCACGTTGCGGTCAAACATTGAGTTATGCGCGACGATGGTGTCGGCGTCCGCTAATAAATCTTCGATAGCCATGCGGTAATCGGCGGTGCCCGTTAAATCAAATACTTTAGCCGGTTCATCGTTCCAAGCGTAAGCGAAAAGCATAATCTCCGCGTCAGCGGCGTATTTATAGGTGCCGTGCTTGATAGGCGTTTCGCTGAAAGTTTCGAGATCCAAAAATAGTGTATTCATACTTAAACCCTCAACGGCATAATGACAAATTCACCGAGCTCATGTGTTCCGCGTACACGGTAGTGGCTGTTATATGGTTCGTACTCAAAGGTGGCGTTCTCGTCTTGGCTATTGAGTGCGTCAATAAGCGCTTGCTCACTAACACCGACATCCAAACCGTCATGAAAAAGGTACGCCTTATTACCGGCCACCCCCTTAGTCAATTCGCCTAACTTGGCGAGAGTGTTCACAGTATTGGCTCGTGCTGATACCCGTAAATAATCGGGCGCTCTCTCATTAACACCTTCTAATCGCACTAATGTTTTAGGGCAATACCAACCTTCGGGTAGATCGCTTGGTGCGTAGTGAATGCGCTCTCCGTCTACAGCGTACGCCGTACCGTCCTGCACCCGCACGTACTCCAAGTATTTGCGGTTATCCTTTTTAGCGGCGGCTTTGGCGACCCATTCCATTGATGTTTTAGCCGTTTTTGGGATGCTTGGGGCGAAGTATAAAAGCAAGCTGTCAAGCTCGAAACTGCTTAGCGTTTCGCCTTGCTTTAGTTTGACCGCCATATCGTATGCCGCTTTTTTAGATGCTTTTTTGGCGCGGGGGGATATTGTGATTTTGGGCACTTGTAAGGCTCCTTTTTCGGGTTTATTTAGTTGAGCCAACTGGTCGACTGTGTGATGGTTAACACCCAATTGGCTCACTAAATAAAACTGCTTACGGCAGTTAATCGATTTTTTAAGACTTAATTGTCTATGCGCTTATACGAAGTCTTCAGCGTCTGCACCTTCACTGATATCTTCAAAGTCGTCGGTAGATGCCACGCCGCCGCCGGTGAATGAGTCACCGTCTGCAAAGAACTGGATACCTTTGAGACTAGCGTTGATGCGTTTGCCCCATTGGTTGTCTTGCGGCCAGATATCGACAACAGCGTTGACGTAGCAACCTGCATAGACAATACCGTCAGCTTCAGTTAATGGGCTACGGTCTTTACCGACTACGGTAGGACGTTGGCGGTTGGTAGCTGATAGCGCCATGTTGCCTTCAAAGCCTTCATACTCAGCTTTAGAGTCGCCATCGATAAAGCAAATTTTGTTACCCGCTTTTAGCTGTTTGATGGTGCTTTCAGCTTTGGCAGTCCACTTGGTGTTAGCAGCTTCCGCGATAGCGGCGTTAATTTTCTTTTCGTTTTCACTGCCTTTTTCTATGATCAACTGCGCACCGAAGTTATCAAACTGCTCAGATGGGCGGAAGATGTTAGGGAAGGCGATGCGTACGTTTTGTAAGATTACTTTTGACATGAGATTAGTCCTATACGTTGGTTATATCGTCGAAGTCTTCGACAGTGTTAAAAGAGAGGGCGGGTCTTGGATCGTTACCCGTGGCAATACTTGGCTTACCTTCAGGTCTTACAATAATGGCTTGTAGTTTGTCCCACTGCGTATCACCTAATGTTCCAGCTTTAGCGAGTTTTTCAGCAGTAGTAGGGCTAATGATTTTCTTGTCGTACATTTCATCGACTTTTAAGCGCATTGACTTGAGCGTGGTTTCAGCCTCGTTTGCGTCCGACCATTTACGGGCGCCGCTGCGACCTTCCACCAGTTTCAAATCCCCGACGCTTTCACCGTTTATGAGCTTGGCGTAAGTCCCTTGCTCAACGGCTTTTATCCAGTCTTTGAGCAAGTCAATTTGCCCGTAAACCTTGGCGAGCGTATCGCTGTCGTACTTCGCATCGCTTACGGTGTAAGCGTCGTCTAAACTTTCAAAGTCGTCACTGACTAATTTGATGTTGTGCTCAGCGAGCGCTTTACATTCCGTGTTGGCTTTGCAGTAGCGGCAAGCGTTCACACTAGGTGCGAATAGCTCTGTTAAGTCGCTGCTAACATCTAGACTATTAATCAGCTTTGCCGTATTGGACACGCGCTTGGCAAAAGCATTAAGCGTGTCAATATCAGCGGTCCACTCGCTGACATGATGCAGTCGCGGTTGGCTGATGATTAATCGAACGCGCTTGAAGTCGCCAATCAAACTGTATTCTTCCAATGCTGCAAGGCCATAAATCATGAGCTGGGTATTATTCTCAGCGTCTACCTTTAAGCCTTGCCCATACTTCAAATCCGCAATGATAATTTCATCATCGGTCAGTATTACCGCGTCTGCGGTGCCACCTGCGCCTTCCTCACCAGTGAGCGGCGTAAGACTCAAGCGTTCTTCTACAAACAAATCGCCTTGGGTGCTAGCTACTAAATCGTCCACTAGGTCGATGTAGACTTGTACATACGCCGCCATGTCTTGCGTGATTTCAAACTTAGCGAATACATCTTTGGGCATCCAATCTTTGCGATCTTGCTCAAAACAACAATCACCGTTATCAAAGACTAGGATGCTTTCACCTACGCGCTCGGCGGGGGCGGTATGTCCGAACGACAAGCTTTGTTCGGCTAGATAATGTGCGGCAGTTCCTTCAGCAGCATAAATACTGGTGCTGTCCGGTTTACCGTCCTCCATCAAGGGTGAAGCGGGGCAGGTGAGCCACCGTCCACTCGATGATGGGCTTAGTTTGGCGTGTGCCATGGTTCACTCCTTATGCCGCTTTGCACAGTGCGACCAGCTTGTTATATTTGCTCGGCTCAAGTCCCGGTAAGTTCTTAGCGCCTAGCTGTTTGAATATGGCCGCGACTGCAGGTTTGCCCTTGGCGGCTACCGCATCGATGACAACCGTTTTGGCTTCTTCAAAGGAGACGGGTTCATCGCTTTCAGTGTCTGCCGTTTCTTCGACAGCTTCGGCTTCTTCAGTGGCAACTTCTTCGGCGGTGTCTTCAGCGACTTGCGAGTCGCTTTGCTCGGCTTGGGCCTTATGTGCATCGTGTTCAGCTTCAAACTCTGCAACCGCTTTGTTGATCACTTCTTTCATTTCAGCGTCGCCGCCAGTGCTGACAGCTTGGGTTTGGGCCATGTCGCAATAGCGGTTGATGCTTTCTGCGATAGCGTTGCCAGATTGTGCCAATGCGCCTAGCGCTTCAGCTATTTTGGTAATTCCGCTTTCAATACTCATAATATTTATCCTTATTAGGCTATGCTTGCAGCCGTTGGTTGGGTTAACTTCAAAATTTCATGACAGGCGTATTCAGTAGCGCTTTGCTGTTCGTCTTGGATAGCTTGTAGCAGGTTTGATAGTCTTAGGCCTTCCGCTTTCATATCACCTTTAAGCATGGTGCCTTTGGCGATGTCGTTCGCTATGTCGATGGCGTGTCCTAAGAAGTCGTCTTCAGGTAGCTGGGCGCTGACTTCGTTCAAAACGTCTTCTACATCGTTTGGGCAAAGTAGCTCGTCGTTTAAATCAAACATCTCATTAAACTGATAAATCAAAGCGCGTTCCGTATCGGACGTGCTGAACTCGCAAACGTCATGCTCAGCGAGAGTAAGCAGTTCGCGAGCGTCCAACGCTTTTAGTTGGTTCAAGGTGTATGCCATGTCTAGTCCTCTCTGTTAGCACGTAAAAACTCGTTTGCGTGCTCATTGGCTTTCTTAAAATCATCACTGGCAAAATCTATGTAGACTTGATCAGCGGGGCTTATATAAGTAGTGCGGATGCTATCTTTGTGTAGCTCGATAGCGGCTTGCTCATTGGCGGCTTGTGTGGCACAAGCCCTTGGCAGTAGCACTGTTAAAGGCGCTATGATGATTGCTATAAGCAATACGATTATTGAGCGTTCCATAACTTGGTCCTTGTTAGTTGCTTACTGCATACGACTGGCTGACCAATCGCATGTATGTAAATAACTAGATTTAAATATCAACTTCTTCGCCTTCATCACCGATTTTTCTGATCATTTCTTCAGCTAAGTTCGATAGCTCTTTTGATTCACCTGCTAATAGGTCTTCCCCATTTTCAGATTCTTCATATAAAAGGTCTGCGATCTTTTCTAGCTGACTATCGGTTAAATAAATTTCAGGCATGGTTATTCCTTTTAATTTTCTAGTTTCATTGGCGTTAAATAGTTAATCGCTGTCTCGTCGACTCGGTATATCTCGTTGCGATGAAATGATAATATCGTAATAACGATATCAAGTAAACAGTTAAACGTTATTATTTATCATTTTTACGTTATTTAAATTTTAGACAATAAAAAACCCGCACAACGGCGGGCTTCTGAGTATTCATATTTATGTAGTGTTAAAACACGATAAGGTCTCTTTTATGAGTCATTGCTACGGCGTAAGTCGAAAATTTGGTATGTCTGCTATCTATGTGCGGGTAGTTAGAGTTAATAGCTTCTAACCAATAGTACTCATCGTCTGTAATCGGATCATAGCCCATAGGCCTCCATCTTCTAAATACTGACTCTTCGTAATCATCAAGTATTGCTATCACGAACGTCCCAGGCGTTGGTACGTACTTAGGAGAAAACATAACGCGGTCGTTCAGCTTAAATTCAGGGGACATACTGTTGTCATCTATAAGCGCCCAAAAATAACCGTCCTTGTTAACGCCCACGGGACAAGGCTCATAGCCTACTGGCATTATAAACTCATTATCTAGTAGTGACTTAATAGCAGATGCTTGGTAAACAGGTATGCCTTCATCGCTTAGATCTTTTCTCCAAAAATTAACGTCGCCACCTCTTTCCTCTCCTATGCCGGTAGACAACCACCTTGGGTTGACACCTAATACAATTGCCATTTGTACCAGCTTAGTAGAACTATTATTACGTCCGTTTTCTAAGTCGGATATCGCGCCTTGCTTTGCGTCAACGGCATCCGCCAATTCTTTTTGTGTCATTTTGGCATCTGTACGCGCCTTCTTAAGTCTTTTTCCAACAGTGTTCAACATGGTGATCTCCTACTTATATTGATTATCGTAATTATGATAAAAATTAATAACGTTTTAGCGTTGTATTAATAACGTAAAAACGATATTATGAATTACTAACGTTTTTGGAGTATTCAAACTATGAAAGATGTCGCATCACCAAACTGGAATGAGCTAGTCCGTTTTTTGCTCGAACACCATACGCAAACCGAGCTTTCACTATTAACTAAGGTTCATCAAGGGACTATTAGCGATTTAAACCGTGGGGTAGATAAACCGCGACTTTCGTACGAAAGTGGGGCTGCGCTGATTAAGGCGCAAACAGAATTAAATGAGTATCTGCTAAAAATAAACCAACTAGAGGAAGCTTAACCATGACAACTAAGGCCACAAATCAATTATCACTCGAACAGCTTGCATGGTCACGCAACATGCAGTCTCAAATCGTGCAAGCCGTTGCAGCGAACAAGCAAACGAATGTAGCGGACTGCATCGGCGTAGATACAACCACAGTCGGTCGCTGGTTAGACGCCAATAACACAGAAAGCAAAGTAGTAAAGCTCTGCGACATGTTGGCGTTCTGCGGTTTAAAGGTGGTTCCGGCAAACATGAAGTGTTACGACGCATCGAAAATCGACATCTTGTTTCGATTGGCCAAAGACAATTTTCAACGCTTGGAGGAAGTCGATGATTTTTTTCATGATGACGCTAAGACGCAGATTGCTGAGGGCACTTATCGTCCAAGGGGCACATTATGAGTTGCGAGGACTGCCCACATCACTTAGCAGACAGCGATAGATGCTGTCACCAATCAATAAGTCCTATACCGGCTTTGATATTTACCGATGCAACTATCGCGACACTCAGAGCGAGTTGGAACAAACACTACGAGCAATTAGGAGTCTGGCATGTGCTTGAACACCACAATCTTGTTTGATGAAGCCGCCAATGACGAAGCAGATCGTCATGCTCGAATGAGGCGAGAGCAGCTAGACGGACGCAATACTAAAACTCAAGACGAAGAAAAACCCCAATCAGTTGGAGCTGATGGGGTTCATTTTTCTTTAAAAACAACTAAGGATAAGTAAACCATGAGTGACCACAATATGCAAGCAAAAAGACTGTGTGACGGCGCGTATAGCATCGTACCTATTAATAAAGGCCAAAAGGGGCCAATGATCAAAGAGTGGCAAAAGAAGACCTTTACCGCTGACGATATCGACGCAGGTATCGGTGTGAAGTGCGGTATTGGTGAGTATCCAGTGTGTGCCATCGACATCGATGTGCTGAACCCTGAACTGGCGTCAGCATTAGCGCAGTGGTGTCATGACAATTTAGGTATGACCGTTGAGCGTGTCGGACAAGCGCCAAAGACGATGCTTGTATACCGAGCTAGCGATAGCGGCTGGTCTAAAGCGGCAAGCCGTTGGTTTACAGATGGTAGCGACATAAAGCAGCGTGTCGAGATACTAGGCAAAGGGCAGCAGTTCGTCGCATACCATATTCACCCTGATACTAAGGAGCCGTACGAGTGGACTGATATGCTTGGCGGTCTGGAATACACGCCAGCGTCTGAGCTACCGATAGTCACTGCTGATGAAATAACGCAAGTGTTAGAAGTCTTTGAGCAAATGGCGCTAGATGCCGGTATGCAAGTTTGTAGCGGCTCATCTACTAAGACTATCAATAGCGGTAAAGCTGATCCTGAAGACTTCACTGCTGGTGCCAAAGTAGGCGTGACGCTAAAAGAAGCGGCAAAGCTACTCAATAACCTTGATGCTGCGGACTACGACCGCTGGTTACAAGTTGGTATGGCTCTGCATCATGAGTACGACGGTAGTGATGATGCGTTTAACGTTTGGGATGACTGGTCGCAAAAAGCGGATAACTATTCAAGTGATGAAGACCTAGAAAAACGCTGGTCGGGCTTTGGTCACGATGGTGGCGGTATCACCATTCGCACATTGCTCAAGTGGGGCAATGATGCCAATACGCAGCAAAAACGCGCACAGAAACGTGATGCTATCCAAGACTACAAAGACCGCATCGAAGAGTGTAGCGATGGCTTTGAGTTTGAAGAGACGTTACGCGCTATTGGTCGTGAGCTAGATAAAAACGAAGTTATCACTTGTAATGAAGTACGTGCGACTGCCAAGACAAAATACAAAGCGATGATGAAGCAGTCTATCTCTGATGCCAACATCAATACGCTTTTAGGGCTTGGACGTGATACCAGCGCTGAGAACTTAGAACGTCAGATGCAATATACCGAGTTCGGTAACGCTCGCAAGATGCTTGAGTTGTTTGGTGACAACATCATGTTTGCTGCGGATACTGAGACCTGGTATCGCTGGACAGGGAGTTACTGGCGCGTATCGGCACAGGCTGAGCTTGAGCAGTTATCCAAAGATACGCTCATGCAGCTTATCGCTGATGGCGCTGAGCAGGGTATCTTGGCCAGTGATCAATACGACTTCGTTAAGAACAGTCTAAAAGTCGCCATGATGACCGCCATGGTTAAGATCATCCGTACTGAAAAAAGCATCTTAGTAAATACAGGGGACTTGGACGCTAACAAAATGCTGTTTGGTGTGGCCAATGGGGCTATCGATTTAACCACAGGTGCGCTAATACCGTCTGACAGACTGGACCGTATCACTATCGCCAGTCACACCAAGTATAAGCCTGATGCTAAATGCCCACTATTTGAGCAAACCGTTAGCGAATGTTTTTACGGTGATACTGAGCTGGTCGAGTTCTTCCAACGTCTGATGGGTTACACGCTACTTGCGGATCCTAAAGAAGACATCATCGTCATACCGTACGGCACTGGTAGTAATGGTAAGTCGACTGTCTTAGGCGCTATCCGTGACGCGATGGGCGCACACGCTATTACCGCATCCAATGAGACATTCTTAGGTAGTGGCGGTGCTAATGCTGGCGGTCCGCGTGACGATATCCTACGCCTTCGCGGCAGTCGCTTTGTTTATGTGACTGAGCCTGATGAAGACCGCGAACTAAAAGAAGGGTTGATCAAATCGATGACTGGCGGTGAGGCGATGGCAGCGCGCGCGGCATACTCGCGCACCTTCGTACAGTTCACGCCCACATGGACAGTCATTCTGCCCACCAACCACAAGCCTATCATTAAAGGTGACGACTTCGGCATCTGGCGCCGCATTATGCTTGTACCCTTTACCCGTAACTTCAGTACCGACCCCGATATTGCCAAAGACAACGACCGTAGCGAAAAGCTCAAGGCTGAGTATGAAGGCATCCTGGCGTGGCTGGTTCGCGGCGCGATGGCTTATTTAGAGATAGGGCTAAACCCGCCAGCCATCGTTGAGGAAGCGCGTGACGAGTATAAAAGCGATATGGACCTACTCGCTGAGTGGATAGAAGAATGCTGTGAGATTGGTCGGGATAAGGTCGCTACTAACGCGGCGCTGTGGGCGAGTTGGAAACAGTTTGCTGAAGTACGCGGGGAGCTGAGGTATATCAGTAACGCTAGAACACTGAACAAAAAACTGGAAGCGCGAACATACGTAGAAAAGATCAGAGACACGTACGGAATACGTGGTCGCGGTCTATTAGGTATATCCGTCAAAGATGACTTTGAGAATGTAGAGGATGGCGTGGCGTAATCCGCGTCTGGTGACGGGTCAGTCCGCAATCTTTGCGGATTGGCTTTTATATTTGCGACGATAGCGTCGGTATTAATTAAAACTTTTATAAAAATAGGATAGTAATAGTGGTTTTAAGGGTAGTTTGCGACGATAACGTCGATAGATACCCCGTTTTGAAAAACCTCTCTTATATAGACTACTTTTTCGTTTTTGGGGTTTTATCGTCGCTATCGTCGCAACTCTATTTTCACCCCTTATTTATTCTTTTTTGAGTTAAGAAAAAAGAATAAAGGGAAAATATAAATAGACAAAAGTTTGTTATTAGTCTTAATGGCGCCGGAGCTGAACCCCTGCTTAGAAGGGACGCCGGTTTAGAGTATAAAAAAGTATATCGAAGTTTATAAATGTTTATCGAGGATTGGGTTATGAGTGATGTTGATTGCACGTTTGATGATGGAATTGAACTACAGACTTTCGGGGAGCTACCAGTGGATAAGATGAGATTAATCGGCATAGCAGGTAAAGCTCGTAGCGGTAAGGATACCGCTGCTAGCTATCTGCTAAACAAACTAGGCGGTGATTGGTCAACTGCATCGTTTGCAGACCCAATGAAGGCCATGCTTAACGCTATAGACGTTGATACTAGCGATGAAGCCAAAGACCTACCTAGCAACCAATACGGTGTCTCTACGCGGCACATGTTGCAAACGCTTGGCACTGAATGGGGTCGTAACCTAATAGCTGATGATTTTTGGCTAACGGTTTTCGAGTCAATGAATGCGGGGCGATGTTTGATTGTCCCAGACGTACGTTTTGAGAACGAAGCGGATTTAATTCGTGAGTTTGGTTTTCTGATCCACATCGAAGGGCGTGGCGGTATCGAGGGTGGTCATATATCAGAGCGCAAACTTCAATACGACGATAGAGATATTTATATCGATAACCGAGGTTCACTGTCCGAGCTGTACGCAAAACTTGATTCGATAGATTTAACAGGTGAGGCTAACCAATGAGTAAGTTAAAAGACAGTCGCAGAATTATAGCAATGCTAAAGCAGCAAACTCACGGGATATGTAATCCAAACGATTTCAAAGGTCAGGACTACATACCGCATAAGCCGCGCAACAATCGCAAGACTAAAAAGGGTGGTAAGAGATGAGCGACGTAATCGACAGGGACGTGAAAGTAAAACTGGCAGCATGGGGCGCGTGGACGCGTAACATTGGCAACACTGGCAGTTGCTCAAGCCCAGCGCAAGCACTTATCAACTGTGCGCCAGTCTGCGACAGTGACTACAAACGCTATGCTAGATACGAAGCATTTGAGCATATAAGCGATGATGAAGCGTTGGAGGTAGAAAGGGCTATGGCGACGCTCAAACGCTACTCAGCGCGATTAGACGTAGCATTAGGCCATATGCTGGACAATGAGATCGATGATGATAACTTGCTTATCTGCGTGCTCATGTACCCAGTGCTTAAAAGACACTTTAGATACGATGAGTCATTCAGCCATATTGCAAGAGAGCTAACCAAGGCGTTAGGTAAGAAGATAACAGACGTAAAAGTGAAGGCGATTATGGAGCGTGGGGCTGGATTTATTGAGGGCGTATTAATCTCTTGACACCTCAATGAGCTAGGTGGTAGTATCTGTTTATGCTCCGCATTTTATGTGATGAGCCAGTAAATTTAAGGCGATTAGTTAATTCTAACCGCCTTTTTTTTGTATCTGAAACATTGAAAAATGTTGTATAGCCTCCATTAATGTATTGAATGCATTCAACTATGGAGTTTATATGTCAGATTCAAAAGAGCGTCACTTTTTGCTGAGCGTTATGATTCCCCTTAATGGCGAGAATCATATAAAAAACTATCATTATGTCATACCAGAAAATACGACATTACCCGATATGAGAAATATCAGACATAATGTTAGAAATTCACTTCGGCCCACTCCAAGGACGGTCGATATCTTAGCAATTAGCGAGATTCCTGAAGAAGATGCCCAAACTCTTTTTGCTGGTATAGATCGTAAATTTACTTTTTAGCCATATATTTATTAGTTTGAAAAATTAAAAAAATAATGTGAAAGCCTACCAAGAGTTGGGCTTTTTTTACACCTACAATTTGCCTGTCATGATTTTTCATGACGGGCTTTTTTACGTCTAAAATTTAGCAGGGATGCTATGTGCGAACTAACTAACCAGCAAGCCTATGATTATTATCATGAGGTCACAGAGTCATGCGCCAAAGCTTATTGGCTAAAGTTTTTACGAGACCGAGCCAATAGAGGCGTGGAAGGCGCTCAAGGTTTTGTAGATAAGATTGAGCTTTGCAACAATTAAGTGCCTATAGCTCAGCGGTTAGAGCAGAGAACTCATAATTCTTTGGTCGCAAGTTCAAATCCTGCTAGGCGTACCATATTTTATTAACCAGTTTGCCTCCCTTGATTGGACGAGGCATTTTTTACATCTGCGGTGAGCCTTTAACGAGGAAGCAAGCACCCAAGCCACAGCGGGCAGATCAACTAAGACTGGCAGTGAGACACACTGTCGCCAATTGCAGAGGTTTACATGTAGAAAAGCAAAGGCTTTGACATGCGCCTAAATTAAAGCACTCACGTACTACCTATCAGATTTAGCCACTGGTAGCACATGCCAACGAGACAACCGCTAGCAGATGGCAACTGCGACATACGATAAGTTATCAGCCACCATCTTATTTGCATGTGATGAAGATGCTAGTTGATGACACCTTATCTATTCACTATGGATAAAACCAATAGGTGTACGCTTCTCATCAGGATCCTGTTTGGGAACAGCTTGTAGTAAAAAGCTTAACTGATTGCAATGTTGAATTAGTCGTGTAGTTCCACCATCAATTGTTGTGCCATGAAAAATAATCATTGACGGTTGACCAAACTCTATTGAATCGACATAGAAAGTAACTGAGCTGCCAAATGAAGCTGCCATAATCATTACTTCCTGTTCTTCATCTAGATTAGACTCAAAATCTCTAACTTGGCGCTCTAAGGTTTCTCTGATTTGAATAACAGGGTTTCGGTGGCGTTCAGTCGTTTCTCGTTGTTCTCGTAAGATACTCATCATACGTTGATCATGACTAGGTCCTGTTCCATATGAATAATTAGACATTGTGTATTCCTTTCCTACTGTGAAATGAAACTATATCTTATAACAATTTTTTAGACTTTAACGTGCTTAATATTTACGAGGTGAGCATGATAAAACGACCAATGCCACCAACTAATGACTTGCGACCGCTAATGGCAGCCCCTGAAATACATGAATGGCTACACGCTACGATACTCAATCCTGATCATGAATGGTTCAACGAAGACCACAGACACTTGATGGAATACTCAGTAACTGAAATAGCCTTTATGTGGGCCCAAAGCGAATACGTGAAAGCAGGTAAGCAGGTGTTAGGTCAGTGCGAGAAAGTCATGATGATGGCTGGTGGTTGGAAAAAGACACGTCAGGAAATGTGGTTTGAAGACACGTTAGGTGATGTGCCTGAGTACTTGGTAACTCTTGATGCCAATTATTGCCGTGATTGTACCGACGCTGAGTTTGCTGCATTAGTTGAGCATGAGATTTATCACATGAGGCATAAACCAGATATGTTTGGTGACCCATCATTCAAAGCAGACGGTAGACCACAGCTCGAATTGATAGCTCACGATGTTGAGGAGTTCTTTGGAGTCGTCAGACGATATGGCGGTGATGAAGCAGTCAGGCGCATGGCTGAGCTGCAAGATTGTGAGCCGCAAATAAAATACTAATTACCTTTACTTAGCGATACGAGAGAGCATTTATGGCGACCCTTAACAATAAGGTTAAGGCCTTTATTGTACAAGGGCTTGCTACCTATATGACCCCATCCGAAGTAGTGGAAGCTGTCAATCAAGAATTTGATGGACTGAAAGTTACAAGACAGCAGGTATCGAATTACGATCCGAGTAAAGCAGCTGCAATTAATTTATCGCAAAAATGGAAAGACCTGTTCAAGCAATTCCGTGATGACTTTAACAACGACATCCAAGCAATACCAATTGCTAATAAAGCCTATCGATTGAATATGCTGGACCGTATGGCGCGTGATGCTGAGAAGTCAAAGAATAGACCATTAGCAGCGGCACTAGCAGAGCAGGCAGCCAAAGAAATGGGCGAGGTGTTCACCAATAAGCAGAAGGTCGATAACACATCTAGTGATGGATCAATGGCGACTAAACCGACAGTAATTAGGCTGGTTGCACCAAAGGTAGATGAAAATGGGCGAGCAATTAAATGATGAAGTCTATGCTGACATAACGATACCGCCAAAACTTATACCAGTATTCAGTGCCAAGTCGCGCTACAAAGGCGCTTACGGTGGCCGTGGTAGTGCTAAGACACGTACATTCGCATTGATGACAGCCGTAGAGGGTTATCGACTAGCCGAAGCAGGCGCTAGCGGCATAATCCTATGCGGCCGTGAGTATATGAACTCACTAGAAGAGTCGTCATTAGAGGAAATTAAACAGGCTATTAAGTCAGTCGGTTGGCTCAATGATTACTATGAGATTGGCGAGAAATACGTTCGCACTAAGAATAAACGTGTTGCTTACGCCTTTACCGGCCTACGCCATAATCTAGATAGCATCAAAGGTAAGTCGCGAATACTACTCGCTTGGGTAGATGAAGCTGAGAACGTCAGTGAGGCGGCATGGCGTAAACTGCTACCAACCGTACGTGAAGATGATTCAGAAGTTTGGATAACTTGGAACCCTGAAAACAAAGGTAGTGCAACAGACAAGCGATTCAGACAGGTTGAGCACGAGTTCATCGTTGAGATGAATTACAACGATAACCCATTCTTCCCTGATGTTCTTGAGCAAGAGCGACTTAATGATCAAGAAAACCTTGATGATGCGACCTACTGCTGGATTTGGGAAGGTGCTTATCTTGAAGCGTCAGATGCTCAGATATTTAACGGTAAGTTTATTGTTAAAGAGTTTGAAAGACATCCAACATGGAATGGGCCATACAACGGCTTAGACTTTGGGTTCTCTACAGATCCAACAGGTGCCACAAATTCATGGGAACATGATGGCATACTCTATATCGAATATGAGGCTTGTAAGGTTGGTCTTGAGATTGACGATACGCCAGATTACCTCAAAGATAATATACCAGGCATCGAAAACTACGAGGTGATAGCTGATAACGCTCGGCCTGAATCAATCAGCTACCTGAAGCGTAACGGCATACCAAAAATTAAGGCATGCATTAAAGGTAAAGGCAGTGTTGAGGATGGTATTGCTCATCTAAAAGGCTATAAGCAGATTGTCATACACCCAAGGTGCACAGCAACCGCCAAAGAGTTCAGATTGTACAGCTACAAGACGGACCGATTAAGCGGTGAGATATTGCCTGAAATTATCGATAAGCATAACCATTTGATTGACTCACTAAGATATGCACATGAGCGCACTATGAAGCGTGGTGCTAATACTAAACGACATAGAGCCACTGCTGGCAAACGGACGTATAGATGAATGATATAACTGAAAAGCCGCGTTACCGTGTCACAGCAGGTAAGGCGCTAAGCCAAGAGCAAGCAACTGACCTACGAGGTAAGACCTTTTACCGCTACCTGATTCGTACTGACACTGACGAAATACTTAAAAAGGCCGGTATCAGTCGTCATGCGCTAAAGACATTACTCACTGACCCAGACATTGACCAAGCGATTGATAGACGTGAAGAAGAGTTAGGCAGTGCTGAGTACACGATTACGCCAAGTGAGGGCGCTGTTTCTGATTTTGTATATGAGCAGTTAGACCTGCATCTTGAGACGATATTACAAGGCTCATCGCTTAGTAAGTGGTACGGCTATGATGTGATTGAAATGCTATGGGGTAAAGATAGTAATGGGCGTAATGCGGTCACCTCGATGATGTCAAAACCTATTCAATGGTTTGAGCCGTTATCAGGTGGCGCACTACAATGGTTCCCGAATGATGGGAGCCAGCCGGTCATGATTAGTGATCAGGCTGACTTTTACTATCGCTATCTATACCAGCAGCATAAACCAACCTATCTAAATCCTAAAGGCAAATCATTATTAAGCCGCGTCTACTGGTTGCACTATTTCAAAACCAATGGCTGGCGTTTTTGGTCTAAGTTCTTGGAGCGTTTCGGTTCACCCTTGCTTATTGGTAAGACTGATGCAACCAGTGAGGAAGATGCGCAGAAATTTGCAGATGCGGTGCTTGCTGCACACAACTCAGGTGTCGTCACTATCGGCGCTGATGAGGATGTGACAGCTGTTACTGGTGGCGGTAATGGTGAGGCGTTTGTTAGCTATGATTCAGTAGTTAAGCAGAGTATTACGACTTACTTGCTAGGTCAGACGCTTACCAGTGGTACGGATAAAGGCGGTACTTACGGCCAAGGTGTCGTGCACCAAGAGCAGCAAGAGATTATCTTTAGCAGCGACCGCAAGCATGCGCTTAAAGCCGTTCAACGATTCATTGATGTCATTTGTACAGCTAATGGTTTCGAAGCGCCTGAGTTTAAGTGGGTGGCTAAGAAGTTTATTAATCAAGAGCAGTTAGATGCTGATAAGAAAGCGCATGACATGGGTGTTCGTTTTGCCAAGTCATATTTTGTTGATGAGCATGGCTATAACGAGCAGCATATCTCGCACATGGATTATGGTGATGGACAAGGCGCTATTGAGTTACCAACGTCGACACAAGCCAATCGCTATACGTCAATGGCTAATAAAACGTGGCTGCCATTTAAAGCGGCTGACGACGATAGTGAATTTACTGACGAGCAGCAAGAGCTTGAGCAAGTGGCAGATGATGCGCTAAATTCGAGCGTACAGCCGTTTGATCCTAATGATATTAAATCTATTATCGCAAGCATCGAGGGTGATACTGACGATGAGAAAGTTGCTAGTTTACGTGAGACATTATTCAACCGATGCGGTGAAGATTTAGCTGACAGTGATTTCACTCAATTAGTTAATACTTTTTTAGCTGTGTCTGATGCCCATGGTTTTGCTGATGAATCGAGTGAGGTGTAGCCATGCCAGTATCAGCAGGATTTGACGTAAAGTTCATCGAAGCCATTGCTTACGCGCTTAATCGTAACGTGGTCTTACCAGATGAATACTACGACCGCATGACACCTATTCAGCGTCAGCAAGCGGTATCTATCGCAGGACTGGGGCAGACTGAGCAGATTAAGCACGTCATGGGCTTGGTCAACGAGCAGTTAGCGGACGGTGGTACGTTTGCAGACTTTCAAAAAGCGGTCAAAGACGGTGATATTGATATCAATCTGCCGCAGCATCGGCTAGACAATATCTTTCGCACCAACATTCAGGGCGCTTATGGCCGTGGTCGATGGTATCAGCAGCAAGAAAACAAGGCTGAGCGTCCGTACTTAATGCGTGACGGTATCAATGATAGCAGACAGCGGATAAGTCATAGAGAGCTTGACGGTATTATTAGGCCGATTGATGATCTATTTTGGCAGACTCACTACGCGCCAGACGACTACCGTTGTCGCTGTGTCATGCGCTCACTAACTAAAGAGCAGGCCGAAGCTAAAGGTATAACGACTGACGAAGATTTACCAAACATACCTAATACTGAGGGGTTTGGCGGCAATCCATCGCAGTACAATAACCGTATGAACAAGCTAGTCAATGACAAGATAGCTGAACTCGCTATCACTTATTACAAGCAGTCAGATGCGATATTGGCAGCAAGACAGCGCATCGAGGCAGCTATCACAGTGATGTTAGCGCAACCAGTACCGGAGCTTGCAACGTTGATTAGCGAGGCACAGGCATTGATTGAGGAAGAGAGCGAATGACTAATAAAGACCTACCAAGAAATTACACTACGCCTATCACTGTAAGCGAGATACCGACTGAGCTGCTTGATTTGATCGTTGAAGCCTCAGAGTGTCGAGTGAGATTAATATCATTGGTTTATCAGCTTAAACCATATGAGACCGAACACACTGAAAGTCCGCAAAGGAAGTTGCTCAAAGCACAACATACTGCCTTGCAAGCTTATCGAGAGCGTTTGAAAGACCGAATCACATTTATTGCCACAACCCAATAGCAGACATTACCTGAAAAATCACATAAGTGAGTAAATGCTATGAATAAATCACGAATACTCAGAGCTGTTGTGCTGCTGATAGATATAGCAATCGTCACTTACTCGAAGCGACGTAAAAAAGATGATATTGATGTATCTACGCTCGAGCTTGAAATAAGTAGCAAGGGAATTAAGACACGCGCTAGACCGCCACAGAATTAAACCAAACGAATTACACCAAGCCTTTACAGAAATGTAAGGGCTTTTTTAATGGGTGAAATATGAACTTACAAGCAAAGATTAAGCGCGATATTGACAGTCATGCGCTCATGAGCTGTACAGGGCTTGAGCATCAGCTTGCGTCTATCGACTTCAAAGCGCTATCACGCTATGACGATGATGATAGTGAAGCGGCTTACACAGTTGAGAATGGCGTGGCGACTATTGATGTACGCGGTCTGTTAGTACCTGAAACCTCACGCGATTATCGCTCATGGGGTGTCACAGGCTATGCAAACTTAGCGGACTACATTCAGCAAGCTAATGACGATTACACAGTGACTAGCATTGTCTTAGACATTGATAGTGGCGGTGGTTATGTCGCAGGCCTTGACGGTATCACTGAGACTATCTACCAGTCTGCAAAGCCGATTGAAACGTTTGTCAGTGGTGACATGTATTCAGCTGCTTACTGGTTGGGTGCTAGCACAAGCAAGGTTGCAGCGTCTAAGCAATCAGGCATTGGTAGCATCGGTGTTTATGTGGTCCACACTGAGGAAAGCGGATGGCTTGAGCGTTACGGTGAAAAGGTTTCATTGTTCCGATCAGGCAAGTGGAAGGCAGCATTCAACTCATTCATGCCACTGACAGATGATGAAAAGCAGCGCCTACAAAAAGGCGTTGATGAATCAGCAAGTGTCTTTTTTAATCATGTAGCAGCACAGCGTAATGTTGATGCCAAAACCGTCAAAGGCTGGGAAGGTGACGTATTCACCGCCGTTAAAGCCAAAGAATTAGGTTTGATTGACGAGATAGCAGATAGCGTATCAACATCAAGCCAAGCCACACAGAGCAACAATAACCCCGAGGAGTACGACTTGAACGAGTTAGAAAAGGCGCAAGCCAAAATCAAACAGCTAGAGGATCAGGCATTGTCTGATAAAGCTGCATCTGATCAAAAGATTGCTGACGCTAAGGCTGAGGCGCAGGCCGCTAAGGATGCACTAGCAAAGACGCAAGCATCAACACGCCAAGCTGCTATCGATAAGCTAGCCGCCGATACTGGTCGTGAGTTTACAGACGAGCAAGTAACTGCGTTTAAAGCAATGGACGACGCACAGTTTGCTGTAGCTGAGTTTATGGCTAAACCTGTTGAAGTAAAAGCGCCTGAGCTACCAGATGGTTTGGATAAAGCGCAAGCAACCAATGGCCGTGAAGGCGGCGAAAGTAAAATTCTAGCAGCTGTTGAAGCAGCTAAAGCACAAGGAGCTAAATAATGGTTGATTTCAACTATACAACTGAGCAGCCGTTAACGGTCGATGTCGCACCTATCACTGATAGCGTAATGCCTACCGCTGCTACAGCATACAAACGCGGTGACCTATTAGTGATTGCTGCTGGCACCAACGTGGCGACTCACAGTAACACCGAATCAGGAGCACAAGCTGACTGGCATGTTATCTGTCTAGCTGACGTAACTGCTGAGCAAGCCACCGCCAAGATTGCCGCAGGTGTCGAGATGCCTGTTTATGTTGCGGGTAAGTTTGATGTTGATCAGGTCAAGCTGAACGGCACGGCACTCGATGCGACTCAGAAACTAGCGGCGCGTGCATACGCTAATCGCTCAACTAAAATCACGCTTAGCGTAGTTAAATAAGGATAAATATTTATGGCTACTTTTAATATTGAAGGCGCTGAAATTGAAACAGCATCTTTTGAAGAACTTGGCGCGGTTTATGATCTAAGCAAGCCGGTCGATACTTTTTTCCGTGATCGCTACTTTAGTGATGAAGAATACTTAAACAACGAAGACCATGTGCCAGTAGGTGATATTAAAACTTACATCCCGCTAGCTCCTGCTGTGGTACCAACAGCGCAAGGCCGTGTCATCAAAGATAAGGTTGTATTGAATGTTCAAAACATTCCAGCACCTTACTTCAAACCTGCCTGTGTTGTAGAGCCTAGCAGCAAAATCAAAGCGAAAATGCTCAAGTTATTGCAGAGCATGCGTGTGATTGCTACCAATGCCGCTGGTGTGCCGCCGACGATGCAAGATGAATGGGAAATGGCAGCGGCAGTGTCTTACTGGACTATCCGTGAGTCATTATCTGCCCGTATCGCTATTATGTGCCGCGACGCCTTGCTTTATGGCAAGGTTGTTGTAGAAGGTGATGATAATGCAGGTGTGACCGTTGATTATGATCGTCATAGCGATTTGACGTTTAGTCCGCTTGTTGCATGGGACCAAACAGGTGCTACACCGTATGAAGATATTCGCGGTATGGTTAAAGACCTGGTTAAGCACGGTAAGCGTCGCCCAGTTGATGCACTGATGTCCAGCCGTGTTTTTGATGCTATGACTGACAATGATACCTTTAATGACAAGTTTACTGCATCAAAAGACAGTACAGCAACTCGTGTGTTTGACGGCAGTTTTGGTGGCGAGACTAAAGCAACCTTGCGTGGCACACTTGACGGTATTGAGTTCTGGACGTATGACGCTGATTTTGATGCTGAAGACGGTACAAGCGACTTGATGATTCCAGAAGATGGTTTTTGGTTAATCTCTGAGCGTGCTAACAAACTGTACTTCTGCATGATCAAGCATCGTAAGAACCCTGCTAAATTAGCAATGGAGCTGATGCCGTACCATGTATTTAGCGATGATCCGTCAGTTGATAAGTTTATCGCTGATTCTAGCCCATTGCCTGTACCAATTAATAAGAATGGTGCATGTGGCGGTACTGGTTTTATCACTCTTTAATACCAACTAACTTTAATAACCCTGTCTAATCGCAGGGTTTTTTTTTGGAGCAAATTATGTCTAAGTATATCGCAAAGCAATCGGTAGGCCGTTTTAAGACTGGTGAAGTAGTCGAAGGCTTGACCAAAAAGCGTGCCGAGTTTTTACTAAGTAAAGGCGCCATCGTAGAAGCTGAAGCCGTTGAAGCCGAAGATGTCGATACTGGTGAAGGTGGTGAAGTGGTCGAGCTAGAAAAGCTAACCAAAGCTGAACTCACAGCTTTACTTGACGAAGAAGAAATCGAATACAACGACTCAGACACCAAAGCTGAGCTAATCGCACGCTTTCCAAAGGACTGATTATGTATGCGACTCATGACGATTTAATAAGCCGCTTTGGTGCGCTTGCTATAGCTGAGCTTGAGTCGATGCATAACGACGGCTTGCTTGCAGTCACTAATGCGCTGTCAGACGCATCAGAGAAGATGAACAGTTACTTATCCATACGCTATCAAACGCCATTGAATAAGACCGAGCATTTAAAACTGGTGTGTGCTGATATTGCACGCTACTTGCTCTATATGAACGAGCCAACCGATGAGGTCGAAGCTCGTTATAAAGAGGCGCTTAAATGGCTGCAAGACGTGGGTGCAGGTCGCGCAAATGTCACTTTTGCCGAGCCATTGAGTGCCACTGAGCAGCAAAGCACTTATGTTAAGCCTGCTGTACCAATTGGCAGTAGTTACCCTGGTCAAATATTTGGTGACGATGTTTTTGCAAAGATGCCAGGCATTAAGTGAGGTGAGTCATGTTTGATGCTGAATTATCAGGTGGTGACGAGATTATCAGACGGTTAGGCGACTTGTATTTTGACAGTAAAAAAATGCAGAAGTTTAGCCGTCTGGCTGGTGCTGAGATGGTTCATCAGACCGAAGAACGTTTTTACAATCAACATGATCTACAGCGTCAGCCGTGGATACCCTCTCAACGTGCGATTATTCAAAACGGTAAAACCTTGCGTGATACTGGTCGCTTAATGGCTTCATTGACCTACATTGCGCTACCCGATGGCGTGAAGTGGGGCACAAACGTGGTGTACGCACGCATGATGCACTACGGCGGTAAAAAGGCGCTATTCCCTCACTTGTGGGGTGATATACCTGCTAGACCGTATCTTGGCATGAACGAGAACGACCGAGCATCAGTGCTTAACATTATTAATCGAATTATGGACGTGGACTTATGAGTAATTATTTTGCAGTAGGTCTTGGCCTAATCGAGCACTTAGAGGCTAAGGCTGACGAGTGGGGTGTTAAGCACATTGGCACCGTTGCAGATATCAGCAAGATTAATAAGCAGATCACACCTGCGCTCTATGTCGTCAATACATCAAACAACCCAAACGCTGTCGGCTCACTAGATAGCGTGGACGTGCAGCAATGGACGGTTGTTATCGCAGTCAGCAACCAAGCATCACAGACAGACACAGCAGCTCTTATGCGCGATGCAGGGGAGCTTATCAGCAAGGTGATTAACCATGTGCAGGGTTATCAGTTAGATGACTGGCACAGTGCGTTACAGCGTACTAGCACATCAGGCAGACCGGACTATTTCAGCACGTTTGCGCTTTACCCTTTCACTTTTAGTACACAATTCAAGCCTTAATTGAGGGGAATTAACTCATGGCAGATAATTTAAACCAATCCCACGCCTTTATCGGTAAGGGTAAAATCTATATGACACCAGTTAAAGATGGTGTTAAGCAGTCAGCATTCTGGGTGGGCGTAGCGTCAGCAATGGCGTTTAGTCACTCAGTCGATGGCAAACAAGAGTTGTTTGAGAACCACTCTGGCAACAACCAATTGTGGGATGTGAGTGAGGGCACCAAAAAAACCTCTGTCTCATTAACCATTCAAGAGCGACGCGATGATGCAATGCGTGCAGCACTGCAAGCAACGGTTGAGACTGTGGCGGCCGCTACTGTGACAGGCGAAAGTCATAATGTCGGTGAAATTGGCGATATGACGTTCTTGAAACATGGCAACGTGTCAGACGTGGCTATCACTGATGCAGCAGATGGCCCGCTAGTCGAAGGCACTGATTACACAGTTGATGCCGATTATGGACGTATTGAGCTGCTAACAGGTGGTCATACCGCGCCACTAGCTATCGATTATGGTTATGGCGAGTCTAAAGTAACTAAGCCGATGACCGACGATGTTGATTACTATGAAGTCCGTCTTGATGGCATTAACACGGTTGGTCAGCAAGGTCGTCAGATTACGACTGCTTACCGCGTCAAACTTGATCCAGCCGATACTTACGACCTCATCAATGAGAACTTTGCAGAGATGAGCATTGAGGGTGAGTGCTTGTTTGATGAAGATGCAGGCGCAACGTATCAGGTTGTGAATCTGTAAATAAACTTTAAATAAGATAATTAGATAGACCTAGAAGCAAAAAAGCTCATTTTAATCGGTGAGCTTTTTTATTTAAGTAAGTGACTGCGTGACGGTTGCTTACTCAAATAAAATACTTACTACTAAATAAAAGGGTTTGAATATGGCAGCGACTACACAAGTAACAGTAACAAAAGCGTGGACTAAATTATCAGACGGTGACTGCACTATGCAAGCTGCTTATACTGGTGACTTTTACCACATTGCTATTAGTGAGACAGTGCCAACAAGTGACGCAGGGCTAGTTACAAAGCTAGACGAGCCTGTAAACTTTGCATACAAAACGGCTGTTTATTGTAAATTGGCAAGTAGCAGCAATCGAGACAGTGCGCCCGTTAACGTCATCAAGTAAGGAGCTATCATGCAATATTTTGGCTTTGATAGACCGAGCTTTGGCATTAAGACTTACGGCTTTGGCTCAAGTGAATTCAGCCCTATGACGCTATTCGCAGGCGGCAAACAAGGCGTGTGGTACGACCCATCTGACAAGTCAACGTTATTCCAAGACGTAGCAGGGACAGTGCCAGTCACAACTGATGGCGACCCTGTAGCACTTATTTTGGATAAGTCGGGCAATGGTAATCATGCACAGCAGACAGTAAGTGCATCAAGACCTACTTACCGTACTGATGGCATACTGCATTGGTTATCATTTGATGGGGTTGATGATTTCCTTAGCGTAGTTGGCTTCCAATTACCTCTGCTTGGTAATTTCTATTGTTCAATACCTCATTATTTTAAGAACATACCCACAGAAACTGAAAACGGTTTATTATCACAATACAAAGCAGGTAGCTCGGGTAGGTTCATAATCAGAGTTGGTACATCTGTACCAAGAATAAATGCAGATATATTTATTGGAGGGGCATCTTCTGCTCCTACAGCTATCAACTCAAATTCAACTGCTACATTTTTCAGAAGAAATGGTAGGTTCTCACTTAGTTTTGGGAGTAGTTCTGTGACTTTAGATAGTACTTCCGCCATAGCAGATACTTCGATGATTGTAGGCTCGTCAACAGGGACGAGCGGTTGGTTTACAGGGGGTTTGTTTGGATTAGTAGTTGTAGCTGACGAGTTAACGCTAGCAGATGAGTTAACTTTAACTACATATAGCGATAAATTAAGGGGCGTATAATGAGTGACTACACACACAGAATGACACTTGTAGTACCTGAACAGTATATAGCTATAGCTAATCAACTTGCACTAATCGCAGGGGAAAGCCCTGCTGATGTTAATACATTTGCACAAGCAAACCATCAAGATAAAGAGGGTAACTTGTACGCTGTTTGCTCTACTGTCATCAAGCCAATCGTGCTATCGCTACTTGATACACCACTATCTGACAGTCCGTTGCAAGCTGAGGGAGCTGATTTAGTATTGGCACAGCAAGCGATGGATAAAGTGGTTATGTATGAGCAGGGCGTGACAGCTACGCCTAACAGTATTTACATTGCGATTGATATTGACCCTTTTGATATGTTCAATCGGCTTGGCTTAACAATAGTAGAGAGCGATTATGCGTACTAATGCACAAACAAAGCTGACGAATATAGCGACCAATGAAATTATCGTTTTATCTGACAGCTTATACCCAGAGAGTGAGCACGATTGGTCTGCTATCGTATCAAACACCAATTACGCGCTTGATGGAACGATGATAGTCGAGCAGTCAGAGCGTAAAGCTGGCAGACCGTACACGATGCAAGCACCCGCTGGACATGGCGTACTATCACGAGCAACGGTTAATGCGCTCAAATCTGAGCGTGACAAGCTAGGCGCTACCTTTTGGCTAGACTATCTAGCAGATGGGGAAGTAAAGCGCGTTAAGGTCATATTTGATACGACAGGTGAGGCGATTGAAGCTAAGCCAGTCAAGAACTCAACCAGTCCTGAATTGACCGATTATTACAACGTAACGCTTAGGTTTTTAGAGATACCGAGCGTGTAAAATGGTATAATTGGCTATAATTTACAAGGAGTTATTATGAAAACCGTATCATTCGATGAATACATGGCATCACTACCTATCGAGCGTCAAAAGCGCATTAACGATAGAGCAGCAAAGTTGATTGCCGAGATTAAAAAATAAACCAGATAAGCAAACCACAGCCCACTCTCGTAGTGGGTTTTTTAATGCCTAAAATTTGACGGATGACGACATGGCGATTACTCAAAACGATTTAGAAATCCTCAAATCTGAGGTAATGAACGACACAGACGAGGGTGGCGGCTTGCCAACAGCCGAGGCAGTAGTCGATGGCGTGTCGAATAACTTATTCCCTGATGTATCTGATATTGACCGCTTACTTGGTCGTGTACGTCTGCGTAAAGTATCACTGGCAGTTAAGACGGCTAATGCTGAGCTATTGCAAGCGACTCGTATGCTATTCACTGAGCTGCCAGATAATCCAAATATCAGCGTCTTTGCATTTAAAGCAACGAGTTTTGCTGATAGACGCTCAGATGCTCAGAACAAGATTGAGAGCTACTTGGCTTTTGGCACCAAGTGGGCAGGTCACTTGCTTGAGACGCAACTTGCAGGTCAGCGAGTTATCCAAATCTCATTAGATGCAAAAGACCCAATACCCGCAGTCGGTCAGCCACTTGTATTGGTTCAAAATGAGGGGCAGTCTGACGAGTTTTATCAATATATCCGTCCGCTTAAAGTTGATACGGTAGAGCGACGTTTTCAAAAGTCAGCAAGTGAAACAGTAACACGTACAGTTGCAACGATTGAGTTTGGCGACACATTAAACAAGTCATTTAACGGATTGACGGTACAAGAGTTTTATCAGAATACATCGACGACTAGACGCGCTATCTTGCGTGAGGCTCGTATTGCTGATGCCGCTAAGTATTACAGTGCTAGTCGCTTAGCTGATCCAGTGGTTGCCATGCAATCAAATCAAGTGAGATTAAATAGCATCTATACGCAAGTTGTGCCAAGTACGCAAGTAGAAACGCCAATACTACAGCGTGACCCCGCTAATCAGGTGGCAACACAGGTTCGAGGGGGCGGCGCAGTTGTTATTAGCCAATCTGTAAATATTGCACCTAACACAGCATTTAGTCTGCCAAGTGGTATCGCAGCAGGTTCGTTAAGTCTTGCGTTCGCAGGTCTAAGTTTGATTGATCGCAATGGTGAGTTAGTTGATAGCGCAAGCACTGCGTATGCGTCAATCAAATACAGCTCAGGTCAGATTACTTGGTACAGCACGTTAAACTTAGGTCAAACCACTATATCAGGCTCTTATACACCGGCATTAGAATTTAATCGCGTAGCACAAACTGACTACCAAATTGTAGGTGACAATGCGGGTTATAACTATGTGCGTGAGCTAATGGCTGAGCCGGTAACCAGTAGCTTAAAGATTAGCTACTCAGTAGGCGGCGATGCTTATTATGTTCACGACGATGGGCGCGGAAACTTGGTTGATGATGACGGTAATGGACGCGGTACGTTATCAGGGAAAACGGTTTTATTAACGACAGCAGCCATTCCTGATGCAGGTAGTTTTATTCTGTACTCGTTTGGTGTGGATTTAAGCTCAGTTAAATATGGCCAGAAAATACTTACTAAGCCTAGTCACTCTATCGTTATTGATGACGAGGTGGTAGGTGATATTACAGCGACATGGGGCGCGGATAAGACCGCCACCATAAACAATACTGCGATCACAGGTGACGCTACAGGCAGTTACAGTAATGGGCAGCTTGACCTTGCCCCTAACATTACCTTAGCGCCGCTTGATAACATCGAATTATCGTATCAACGCCTAACAGCAGACAACGTGATTAAACAGGAGTTTAAGAACTCAGGCGCAATTACGTCACAAGATATAGGTCAGACTACTCACGGTGATAGCAAGGGCTTTAAGACAGTTTATACAGGCAGTCAGCAATTAGGGCAAACCGTATCCGATATGGATATTGAAGTCGCTTTTTATGATGGGTTGGGCGCGGCGCTTAAAGTGGTTTTATCCACACTTGGCACTAACAAGCTAGTTGTTACCAAAATGTATCATGGCACAACAAAAGATGATGCGACAGTTTGGGTTAATTACAGAGAGGGCGGCGCAGCTAATGCGTGGAAAGTCGATGTAGCATCAAGTGCTGTTGATAAGAGTATCGGAAAGGCTAACTTTGTTCTTGAGGTTTACAGAAACTATGAAGCAAAAGGTGTTTATGTTGGACAGGAGTCAGGGTTTAATTTTGCGAACGGATTGTCTGGCTCGAAATTAGTAACGGTGACAGGCACTTATCCGTACAACAAGTCTTACGGACTAAATGCAACTTACGCGGATGTTACGTTGAAAGCTAATACTGGAGGTGTGACTGAGCTGGCAACTAAAACAGTTAGCGCAAGGTCGCTTAATATATTGCTAGGTCAAGATGATGTTTCACCCATCGTACGAAATTCAGTTTTCTTTAAAGCTATAGGTGACAATCTAAAGGATTCCGACGGCAGTATTTTTAATGGCTCAGTCAAGGTCGGCACTATTGACTATCGCTCAGGCATTGTCAGTCTAAACTCTTGGACTGTGGGCGTGGCAAATAGTGCTGAATTACTAAGCATGGTTCGTGAAAATGACCCTGCGCCACTTGCTAATATTGTATTTAGAACACCAAGCTCACCACTTAAAAATGCGTCTTTGCAGATTAGTTGTGAGTTAGCAGACGGCGCTAAATTACTGTTAGCGACTGACGATCAAGGCAATATAACCGGTAGTAAATACGCGCATGGTGTAGTCGATTTTAAAGCGGGCATAGTGCTACTTTATTTCTATGAAAAACTAGGAGTAACAGCCAATCCTAGTATCATAAATGAAAGCTGGTATGACGCTGCCAATATTTACATGGAGAGTGGCACAAACTATATCAATAAACCGATTTACGTTAAGCCGGACTCTATACGCTATAACGCCATTGCTTATAGTTATTTGCCATTAGATAAAGAGCTTATCGGACTTGATCCGGTGCGCCTGCCTACCGATGGTCGTGTTCCATTTGTACGCAAAGGCGATAGCATTGCGATTACTGAGCTAAAAGCGATGGAGCTACCGACCAATGCGCCTAATGATACGTTTGATTTGGGCTTTGAGCGATTGTCTGACGTGAATGTAGTCGACAGCACAGGTAAGAAAGTTAGCTTTGATTATCTTGATGCTGACCTTGACGCAGGTACTTTGACGCTCAACGATATGTTCGATATGTCATTTTATACCGCACCACTGACGGCAAAGTATCGAATTATGGATATTGCGCTAGTTATTGAAACGGATATATCCGGTCGTGTGACACTATCAACGCCTATCACGCATGATTACAGCACCGCAGCCGTCTTTAGCTCAATGCTATTAGCAGGTGATATGCAAGCGCGCGCGTATAACGTCTTTGGTCAAAAATCATGGGGCAGTGTTTGGAGTAATACGCTGATTGGTGATGCTACAACATCGCAGCTACAGATTACTAATAATCCTATCGTGGTGACTAACCGCGATGCAATCGAGGAACGATGGGCGCTAGTGTTTACAGGCTCAACATCATTTAGGATCATCGGCGAAACAGTTGGTGAGATTGGTATTGGCTCAACGTCAACCACTACAAGCCCACTCAACCCAATGACAGGGCAGCCATATTTTACGATACCGCAAGAAGCGTGGGGTAGCGGTTGGTCAGCAAATAACGTGGTGAGATTCAATACGGCATCGGCAAAATACCCGATATGGATTGGTAACGCTATTCAACAGCACCAAGGCAGCAGTTCAGATAATTATGATTTTACTATTGGTTATCATGCCAACATTGATAGAGAGAGGGTTTAAGTATGTTTGATAGACAGCCGATAGGTGATGATTTTACATGGATGCACTCAGGGCAGTTAGGTGCAACTGTACTTAATGCGCTAGGTAGTACGCCAAACGGTCAGATGCTAGTAATGCTAGATGCCTGCTTGGTTGATGGCTTTAACGTGCAGACAGTTGCGTCCGTCACTATTGACGGCAGTAATGTTATTTTGACTTTTGGCTTACCTCATGGTTACGCACTCAAGCAAAAAATAACTGTTAGCGGGTCAGACGACCCTTTACTCAACGGCTCACATAGAATTATCAGCCAAACCATAGATACCCTAACACTAAAAATATCAGGCGTAACAAATACGACTGGCGTTGTAAAAACAAAGGTATCACCTTTAGGTTTCGAGTCGGTTATTGGTAACACAAAGCCATTAATTAGAGGGTATCGAAGCAAAGACCCAACATCAACAAAGACAGTTTTGCACCTTGATATGTCATATCCAACGGGAGCAGGGTATAGCTCAACAAGTCCTGCTAGGCGTGCGATGGTTACGGCTTGTACTGGAATTGATGAAACAGGTGCGCCTATAGGGGATTATTTCGCCTCTATACATAACAGACCGACTAACCCCAATGGCAGCCTGTTTTGGTATGAATCAAGAGAGCATTTAAAAACAAGAGAAGTGGACTCATCGGCGCAGTTATCATGGATTATTATTGGTAATGGTAAATACTTTTATTTCTTCAATACTTGGTTCCCTAACGATAGACAGTTACGTGATTTTTTTGCGTTCGGAGATATGGATAAATTAAACGGTAGTGACACGCATAATTGCATATTAAAAGCGTCAGAAACCGCTAACGATGCAGCGACTATGTTCTTTTCTAGCAGTGGCTCTAAAATATCCGTTTACGAGAGTGGCTCAAACAGGACTTTTTATTTTATTGGTACTCATTCAGGTGCTTCAGGAGCTACGGGGGGTAGTGTAGGTTATGCTGGAATTATAGGTGATGTTTCCAGTGGATACTCTAGCGTTGCTGGCTTTCAGTCAATTAGCTCTGTGACAGGCTCGCTATTGGCGTGTCCTGCTTACGCATATACATCATCAGGCGTAAGAGCGCGCATGCCAAGGCTGATGCTACTGCCATTTGCTGTTAATGGTAAAGCATTGGACTTGGGTATTATTGATGATGTTATGTTTATAGCTGTTTCGGCAAGAACCGGAGGGTCATCCGGACAAAACTATCAAGGTGCTATTGCTTTTGACATGAGGGCTTAAAAAATGGATTTTACTAAAGTTGGTATTTATCCTGATTTAATACCTGTTTTTAAAATTGGCGTTATGGACATAAGCGATCTGCATGGCCCTAAGTATTCAGGTGTTATTACTGGCAAGGTATTAGAGCAAGGTGTGCCTGCATCAAGGCGCGTCTTGTGTCATCAAAGGGATACCGGTGTATTGGTTGGCTCAACGTGGTCAGACGCAAATGGCAATTATGTTATTAATGGCCTTGATGATAGTAAAAAATACTATGTTGTGTCACTAGATGAAGATATGAGCGCAGCTCAATATAATGCTGTCGTGCAAGACTTGATACCAGCAAATGAGGTAACGTCATGATATTAAGTGTTGAGGATAAAAACGCAATGCTGCAAGGTTTAGCAGATAGATTAAACATCGGCACTGATACTATCTTAACTATTTACATTGGTGCAGATAGCGCAGCTGTTTTTGATATGCCAAACCCTATTGATGCAAGTATAACAGGGGGTGTTATCGCTTTTAACTTACCCACTAAAGTGCTTGCCACCAAATCAGGATTGCCTACGACTGCAAAACTGACCAATAGCGCAGGTAGTGATATTACGTTCGATGTTGGCTCTGAGATTGCGTTAGATAAACCTGAGATATACGCTGGGGGCTATGTCAGCCTATCGAGTTTGACCATTACTATTTAAAGGTGTGCTATGTCTGATAATAAGCCTGATTTAAAGTTTACGCACTTATCAGACAGTAACAATGATTTAGAATTTACAAATTTTAGACCTAATACGCTGCTAAATTTTAACGAGGTTTGGCAGCCATCTACTCAATTAGAGCTTGATAAGACAGGTGGTTCGGACGAGAACAAGGACGTTAGTGTCTTTATATCTGCCAATGTTGCTGTCACAGCATCGGGTGGTATAGATGTTGGCGAATCGCCAGTCAGCATCGCTATAAGCGGTGATATAAAAGTGTTGGCGTCAGGATTAATGACTGCTGAAAAGCCAGTAATAGGTATTGCAGTTAATGGTTTTTACGAGCTAAACGCCAAGGCTAGTGGTACAGCGGGTTACGACAGTAATGTCGATAGGTTAGCAAGGCACGAAGTCAGTAGTGATGTGCAGAATAGCAAGATTGCCACTATCGACAAGCAAACAGGTTTTGAGCAAAACAATTTATTATCAGGCGATATTCAAACCGATTGGCAGCAATCAAAACTAATAGGTACTGACAACCAGTCAGTTTTTGAGCAAAACAATAAGATAAGCATTAGCAGTACATTGCTATCTGAGCAAAGCAAGCTCATTGGTACAGACAGCAAGCAGCTTTACGAGTCTCAGTTATTTGTATCACATAATAAGCAAGTTAGTAATGAGGGCGCTAAGCACGTCAGTATTGGCTCATGGTTTGGATTTGAAGCCATGCTCAAGCGACAAACTGAGCGTCAGATTGTTTACGAAGGCGCAGACTGGATTGGTAAGTATCGTAGTTATAAAAGCGATATGGCACAAGTTATTGCGTCAGACTTTGATGTAAAACGAGAGTATGCCAAGGTTATTTATTCTGCATACTCAGAGCGTTTTATTGTTGTAGTTATTGACCCTGACAGACAAGACCCTGATAGGCCGCCTGATCCTGAATTTGATGTAAGCACAATCTTAGATTTTAGGTGTAAATGGCTCAATGTTGATACAACGCTACATTTTGGTTTTGACTGCAAACCAGTACAACCATCAAAAGGAGTTATATTTGTGACAAACAGTGTGTCATTAGTGCGCTCAGATGATGGGCGTGAGATTAAGATGCTAGGCTTTAGCGTGGGCATTGATAGCAACAGCTATACATGGTCATTTAGTGCGACTGTGCCGCTATCAGAGCTATCAAAAGTCGATACGGCACATGAGCAGCGCATCGGTGTTGATTTCATTTGTAACGGCAATCTATGGCGCTTTATCTTAGATAGTTGCGATGATAGCGTGTCGTTTGGCGAGAGTAGCTTAACGATCAAAGGTAAGTCACGCGCAATGCTCTTAGCGAGTCCATATTCAGCGCAACGTGGCTTTAAGTACGACACAGCTATGAGCGCAAGACAGATTGCTGAAGACGAGTTAAACCGCTTTGGCGTACCATCAGGCTTTACATTGGATTGGCAGCTTGGAGGGGCCAATGGTTGGCAAATACCAGCCAACACTTACGGCTACTCAAACAAGACGCCTATCAACTCATTGCAGTGGATAGCTGAAGCGGCAGGTGGGTTTGTCAATGCTCACATGAGTGAGGATATTATCCATGTACTGGCTCATTATCCAATACCATCATGGGAATGGGCATCACAAACGCCTAGTATCAACTTACCAATGTCGCTTATCACCAGCCGCAGTCGGGGCCGTGTCAATAAGCCTGCATACAATGGCGTGACTATCTATGGTGAGAATGAGGGCGGTATCGGTGCTTTGATTAAGCGTAGAGGTACAGCAGGCGGTTATCAGCCACCAATGGTCACGAGTGACTTAATGACCGACCAAGACGCCGCTATTAGTCGCGGTAAGATGATACTAAGCGACACTGGTGACATCGGCAACATTGGTATATCAATGCCCTTGCACGGTGATGTAGGCGTGTTAAAGCCGTCAACGCTTATCGGTGTTAATGATGGCGAGTCATGGATTGGCATGGTCAGAGGTACGACCATCACAGGTCGCCTATCGAGCAATCGAGCGTTAGAGATTGACCAGTCTATTGATGTTGAGCGTCACTTTGATAAGGAGTCTGTCTAATGGCAAGCGGCAACTTATGGCAGTTATTCAAAGGCGTGACCGAGCAAGGTGCTAAGCAGCTTGCCACTGTCATTGATAGACAAGGCTCAAACTACACCGTTACCATGCAGGGTGGCGGCAATACCATCGTACAATCAAGTGCGGCTTACGAGCTGCAATCTAAAGTATTCATACGTGATGGGCAGATAGTCAGTGAAGCACCTGATTTACCCTTTGTTGAAATAGAGGTTTAACATGACAGACAAAATAGATAAAGTGATCCGCGTCGCTGATACTGATATTACGATCAAGCGCGTGAAAGTTAAGAACTTAAACGAGGTGACACGAGCGTTTACACCTTTTGTCGCTGAGTTTGAGCGTATCGTAAAAGCAAATAAAGGACTACCTGATAGTGAGTTACTGGCACTCATCGGCAGCTACACAGATGAGACGGTCATACTGGCATCGGTACTAACAGACCAAACGCCTACCTTTTATCGAGAGCTTGAGCCGCTTGAAATGCTCACAGTGATGCAGGAGGTCGTCGCCCATAGTGGCGATTTTTTTATGCGTCAGATTTTCATTCCCCTAAAAAGTCTGGGGGCACAGTTAGCGTTACTTGGTTCGACAGCTTACTACCATTCTACAAAATCGGACTCAGAGAGCACGATGTCTTAGATATGGCGTTTGGCGAATGGTGGGAGTTATCCAAGGCGCTAGCCAAAGATAAACAGCAAAGTATCAAGGATATGGCTATTGCAATGCGAGTGTCACAAGCAGACGCGAAAGGCTGGAAAGAGTTTATGAAAAGCTAGCGTAACAATGCTTAATCAACTAAAATTGAGTAAATAATATTTCAGGGGTTAGCTGTGAGAAAGTTATTCGCGGTAGGCTTAGCGTTGATGCTTAGTGGATGTGGCGGCGGTTATGATAGTTTGCCACCGCTAGTAAGTGATGGCAATGGTGGTACGATTGGCGCAGGCGGTACTATAGGTTCTGGCGGTTCTAAAGAAGATGGGGAATGGCGTTATTCGTCAGTTGATAATAGCTCGGGTGAGGTGTTCAATGCGAAAGCGGAAAATAATGCGATAAACACATATCCTGATCCTGAAGTGGCTGGATTAAATGCAAGGCCATTTGTTATTGCTGAAAGGCAACGCTTATTGCCTGGCACTGTATCGGAATCGATAAAGATATTTGCGGGATCAGCAGTGGCTTGTGTGCCAACGTGCCAGATACCTATAAAATTTAATAGTAACAGGCAAAGTTATTTGATGCAGTACAGCACTCTTGATGAGGTTTTGGTGCCCGTTAGCGCAGAAGTAGGTAAAGATTTATTTGATAAATTTACAAAATCTAATTCAGCAGCAATAACACTGCCTATCATTGGTCTTAGTGACAAGGTTGATTCTGAATTTAATCTCAGAGGTTACGAGTCGGACAGAATGAAGCTAAGTATAGATGATTGATAATTTTTAGTTAAAAAACCGTTGACCAAGAAACGGTTTTTCTTTTCAAGCACAGCTCACCTAATCGGTGGGCTTTTTTTATGCCCAAAATTTGAGGTGCGCCACATGGCAAGTGATTTAGATTTTAGCGTCCAATTACGGCTGCTTAACGAGAATTTTAACGCAGGTATCAATCAGGCGCGTGATAAGTTCACCGAATACGCTCAGTCGGTTGAGCGCAATGTGTCTCAGATGGTCTCTGATACTGAGCGTGCTGACAAAATGCTCACCGACTTAGGTAACGTCGATGCCAGTCGTTTGACATCTGAGCTAAAAGCCACGGCTGACCAGTTAAGACAGATGGGCGCTGGTGCTAACTTATCAGGTGACCAAATAGAAGCAGCAATGCGTACCGCAGCGCAGCAAGTTGGGCGCTTAGATCAAGAGCTGGTTAATGCAAGATTAGAGGCGACAAGGCTAGGTCAGACTGACGCATCACCTGAGCAGATAGAGCAAGCCACTGCCAAGGTTGCTCGACTTGAACAAGAGCTTAACGAGGCGAAATCAGCCAGTACAAGCCTTGCAGGTGAGTTAGCAGGTGCAATGAATCGCGCTAGTACTACAGCTGACGGTGCTCGTAATGCTATCTATAGAATGGCTAACGTTCGAGTACCTGAAACGATACGTGGTGAGATTGACCAGATTAGTCGCTCATTAACCAACTTTCAAAACAACTCTGGTCGCCCTGCCGCTGAAATTGAAAGAGTAACAAGATCCGCACAAGAGCAAATTAGACGGCTTGAGCAAGAGTTACGCGGTGTTGATGATCAAGTACAGCGTACAGAGACGGGAACTAAGAAGCTAAGCGGTGGCGTTAATAACCTTAAAGGCGCATTTGGTAGTTTGCAGGGGATATTGGCAGCGGCTGGGCTTGGTATCGGTGTTGCTGAAATTATTCAGGCGGCTGATGCGTTTGTATTGCTTGAAGCTCGTATCAAGATTGCTACTGGCGAAGGTGTCAACTTTATCACTGGTTTTGAAGGTGTTAAGCAGATAGCCAATGAGACGTTCTCAAGCATTGCCAATACGGGTGAATTGTTTGCACGTATTACGCAAGCATCTACCACGTTGGGCTTGGCTCAGGGCGAGATACTGTCAGTTACCAAGACGATTAACGAAGCGATTAAATTATCAGGTGGTACGGCTGCAAGTGCGGATGCGGCTATCATTCAGCTTGTGCAAGGTTTGCAGTCAGGCGTGTTACGTGGCGAAGAATTTAACTCGATCATGGAGCAGTCGCCACGGCTTGCTCAAGCAATGGCAGATGGCCTTGGTGTGACTCGGGGCGAACTACGCAAGATGGCAGGTGAGGGTAAGCTGACATCAGAGGTCGTTATTGACTCAGTACGTTCGCAGACCAAAGTTATTGAAGATGAGTTTGCGACACTGCCTGTCACATTTGGCAACTCTATACAACTACTTAAAAACACCATGTTTGAATTTGTTGGCAGTCTAAACGAGACGGTCAATCAATCTGGCCGTATGGCAGCAGCGGTTCAGTATATTAGCGATTCAATCAAGGATATTGACCCATCGACAATTGCAGCGGTAGAAAATCATTTTGATTCGCTATTGGTAACGCTTGGAGATACCTTTTCGGCAGTCAAAGATATTTATAGCGCTATTAGTGATATGACCAGTGCGTTAGCTGGCGGCAATGAGGAGGTAGGGCTATTTACTCGACTATTAGGCATAGCCTCTGTTAGTTTGGGCATTATGAGTGACGGCTTTAAAGGCATATCTATTCTAGCTAACAGTGTTTTTGGCACTATATCTCAAATAACAGGCGGTATCTTAGAAGGTTTTTCCGCGCTCAAAGGTCAGACGTCGCAACGCGCTGCTGAGTTATACCAGTTAGCCGATGAGCTGCACAAGAAGTCTGAGCAACAGATGATGGATTTCGAGTCATCGTCTAGCAAAGCATGGACTGCGATGAACAAGACCGCTCAGGAAAAATCTGACGAAACGGTCGCCAAACTTGTCGCTGGTTACGACGAAATGGAAGCCAAAGGCTCTTATACGGCAGAAGCTCTAGAAGAGCAGTTTATTAAAATCGCTGCTGCTAAGATCGCCCAAAACGATAACATGATTAGCGATGATATGCGCCTTGAGTTAGCGCAGCGCGAATTACAAGCCACATTCAGTGAGACTGGTGAGTTAATCATTGCATCTGCAGGCGGTGTGCAAGCGGCCTATCTTGGTGTTGGCGAGAGCTTTGCCGAGGTTGCCACAAAAGCGCAGGAAACTGGTGTTAGCGTAACTGACTCACTAACTGATTTGGTGCCGAAAGCACAGACGATAGGTGCTGTTGATGACATTATCAACTCGCTAACAGCAATGTCAGCAACAGGTAAGATCACAGGGCAAGAATTGGCGGCAGGTATCAATCTTGCTAACGAACGCTACAAAGAGATTGAAAACAACTTTGCAAGATATGCAGCTAAAAGCATTGCAGATAACGGTGGCATCGTAACGTCTGAGCTTGAGAAGGCGGCAGCGTTGCAAGGCCTGGCAGTGCAAGCAGATGAAACGGGTAGCGTGTTAGTCACGCAGCTTGATAGATCTACTCTTGCAAGTAGTCGCACCAAAGAACAGATTGACGAATTGGCAGGTGCAGTCGGCATTGGGCTATCTAAAGAGTTTGTAAAATCTAGCGCCAGTCTTGACGAGCTCATCAGTGGCTTTGACGACTTAACAGATGCAGGTTATGACGCGGGCGGCGCACTCGTTGACTCATTGACCGCAATGTCCGATAAAGCCAGTAACACGGTTGAGATTGAAGCCTTGATCGTTAAATGGAACGAGCTATACAAAGAGGGAAAAATCACTGGCCAAGAACTTGCCGAGGGCTTGGAGGGAGTACAAAACCGAGCTGATATACTCAAGGACGGTATCAATGGTGTAACTGAGGCTTACGGTTTGTTGGGCTTAAAAACCCGTGAGGAATTAGCCAAAGACGCAGGTGCTTATACCGACGCTTACAACATTGTCAAAAAGGACGGTCAAGCCACAGCGCAGCAGCTAGAGGAATCGTTTGAGAAAACGGCGAAGGCTAACATTGCATCAAACAATGGTGTCGTTGATGCGGTCACTAAGCGTATGGCAGCTGAGCGCGGGGTCACTGTCGCAGTCGACGAACAAGGTCGCGTCACATTTGAAAAAATGGGACAAGCCAAGGCAGCAAACGATAATGTCACTCGCTCAGTCAATAACATCCGTACAGCTTATGATGGTATATCAAGTAGCGCAGGCAGTGCAGGAAACAGCATGGTACGCGCCGCTAATGATGCGTCATCCGCTTATGATAAGTTGCAAGCCAAGATTAAAGCGGTCAAAGAAGCTCAGGAGCTTAAGAACGCTGACGAGACACTTAGGAACTTGCGGCAATACGGCACTGAGGATGCACCCATCGAGGGCAACCAGTTTGGCACAAGGCTTGGTGTTGAGAACTTCTTGAAGTCGCAGGGCTTGTCAGAAGAATCAGCCATTGAGGAAGCGCGTAAGCTGTACGCCAAGCAGGGCACATCAAGCGGTGCTTTGAACTTTGGTGAGCTGCAAGGTTTTAGTGACGGCCAGATGCTAACAGCTGCTGATATTAATCGCTATAAGTCTGCTTCAGTGTACTTGGCTGAAATTGCTGAAAAAGCACGTCAAGTAGATCGCCAACGCGATAACTACGAAGTGGCAAGGACAGCGACGGCTCAAATCACAACGCAAGAGTACAATCGTTATGATAGTCAGCCAAGTTCAAGCAAAACAATTAATGTCAATTTTCAACTTGGCGGTGCAACAGCAACGATGAGTATGCCAGAAAACCAAGAAGCATCACTTACAGCTCTACTGCAACAACTACAAGACAGTAAAGCAATCGCAGGTTACTAGCCACTCAACGAGTGGTTTTTTTATGTCAAAAATTAGGAGGAGTGATGCCGCATAGAATCGCAGCCATCGAAACCGTGAGGGCATTCGCACTCTCAAGCGCTGGTACGGTGGCAGCTGTCACGGTTGGGCTTGGTGAGCAGCTAAATGCACCACACAGCTATATGAACCTACAGTTGCCGTACTGGGTTTTTCTACTGTCTATGGTGCTACTTAACTTTATCGGTGCATTTTTCGCACTTAAAACAGACTATATGCAATCAAACGGCACTAAGGCGGGGAATTTCTTTACAGCGGTGATGGCAGGTTTTGTCTTGTCTTTTATCGTACTACCAGTTGTCAATCCATCGTCTAGCGTTGGACTCATGCAGATAGCTTCTTTTATATCAGGACTATCAGGTACTATTTTGCTGAGAATCGCCATCAACATAATGAATCGTCAAGACTTACAAGACGCTATTGTTGATTTGATTGTGCAGCAATCTATCAAGTTTGCAGATATTGCAATCAAGCTGGTCACTGACCATGCCACAAAAGTATTAACAGCTGCTTTGGTAGGTGTTGTTGCATCCCTTGTGTTGATACCAAAAATCAATACAGGTGTGGACAGTCGTCCGATGCCGCAAGAGCAAGTGGAGGTGTCGAATGATAACCATAATTAATTACTGGGTGCCGTTTTTTGGATTGATATTGTGCTTGGTGGCTCTCTTTAATAAGCGAGTCAACACTAAGACAGACTTACGAATAGTAGTCGTTGTCATGTGGTTAATCGTTTGGATGACAGTTATCTATTACGACTATCCGTATGAAGTTGACAAGGTGCTATCTATTACGTTTGTCCGTGTGATGATGCTGATTGTCAATGCTTTATATATCCTAGAGGCGGCAAATTACATCAAAAAGCAGATACCAATAAGTCTAATCAAATGCAATAAACACGCCCCTTAATTGGGGCTTTTTTTGGAGCTAAAAATGAGCGTAAAGGATAGCGTAAAGTTATTGCAAGCTACCATAGGGCTTGATGCCGATGGTTATTGGGGTGGCTTATCTCAAGAAGCCCTAGAGGTCGGTTATAAGTTAGATTTTGATTTTGATAAATTCAAAGATGTTTTTAAAGTTAGCTCAATAAATCAAGGTTTTGTAGATGGCATTAATGGTAAGTTTGCAGCGTTTAACGAATACAAAGAGCTAGATGCAAACAATCCGCTATATGTTGCTTATATGCTCGCTACAGCATGGCATGAGACAGCGTTTACAATGCAAGCTATCACCGAGTATGGCGGTGTTAGATACTTTGATAAGTACGACACAGGGCGATTAGCTGAGCGACTAGGCAACACGCCAGAAGCTGACGGTGACGGCTATAAGTATCGAGGTCGCGGTGATGTTATGATTACTGGTTATGACAACTATAAGAAGTTTACCAATATTCTAGGTATCGACTTAGTTAACAGTCCTGATCTAGCATTAGACCCCGTTGTCAGCGCAAAGATACTAACTATCGGCTCGCTAAAAGGTACGTTTACAACTCGCAGATTAAACCAGTATATCAAGTACGGACTCAACTACAACGAATGGGTAAATGCTCGTAGGGTTATTAATGGCGTTGATGATAATAAGGCGATTGCGGATTATGCGATTAAGTTTTTACAGTGCATCAAAGTCGTTGCAGTGAAAAATAGTGCTTTGTGTGAGTGCTGCGGACAGTCTATTTAACTGCATCTAACCACGTTTAGCTGCTATACTAAAAATTCGAAGTCTCGAACCGTGTTAGCCATTATGATAGTGGATGTATAGCGGTTGTTGAGCAAAGTACCCCATCTGTTAATTCAGGTGGGGCGTTTTTTTGTGTCTATAGTTAGCACATTACACCATAGCTTGTGATAAGAGGTTGAAACAACTCAGCACCACAGAAATTACTGATCATAAAAAGGACTGTTAGCATAATAATTGATAGAGATATAGCCCACATAGTTAAAGTTAATGGCCAATTTGTTAAATCTGAATGTCCGCAGCGCCTACAACTTAAATCAGAGCGTCTTACCCTAGTGTCGCACTTTGGACATTTTTTATAATCAATAAACAATTTAGCCTCCCTTTTAAATAATTATTTCATGAGAGTATATATGAGCTATTTTAAGCAGACAAATGTTTGTTTAAAAATATATATGGTACTAGTGGTCGGACTCGAATTAAAGAATTAAAAATATAGTATTAATGCTATTTATCGTAACTAGCCTTTTTGAGACTACCTAAATAATCAGCCCATGCTTGCATCATTTCACGACGCTCATCTAAAAAAATTGTACGATTATAAGCACGACCGTGCATATCCCTAACATTGTGGCCTAGCTGCATTTCTACCAAGCTCTCAGGATATTTTAGTTTCTCAACGATAAGTGTTCTAGCAGTGGCCCTAAATCCGTGGACCGTTTGTTTGGTCCCATCGTAGCCAAGACGTTTCAATGCCTGATTCATGGTATTTTCGCTCATTGGTTGGACCGTGGTATGGATGGCAGGGAACAGGTATTTGCTGCGAGCGTGTAGTGATAGCTCACGGATCAATTCAATAGCTTGTGTTGGCAATGGCACTATTAATGATAGACCGGTCCGTCTCTGAGTCTTGCGCGGTGTAAAGGTCCAAGTGCCGGCATCAAGGTCGAAGTCATCCCACAGCGCATAACGCAATTCACCACTACGCACAAATAGCATAGGCATTAACTTGATTGCTGTGCAGACTTCAAAGCTGCCATCATAAGTATCAATGGCCCTTAATAATTGACCCAGCTCTTTTGGGTCCGTAATGGCTGGATGATGTTTTGTTGTTGGGGCCTGCAATGCGCCTATCAAATCCTGAGTTACGTCACGCTCACACCTAGCAGTTTGGACCCCATATCTAAACACTTGGCCCGCAATGGTCCGCATCTTGATAGCTGTCTCATAGTAACCCTGTGCTTCTGCGGTCCGACACGCCTTTAATACATCAATCGGTTTAATCTCAGTAATAACCATGTCACCAATGTGCTTGTTTAGCCTTTTAAGCTGTCTCAGGTTATTTGTGATAGTAGCAGGGCTTACATTGCGCTTACGGCTTATATAGTCATCTGCTATCGCCGCAAATGTATTATTAGATAGTAGCTCTTGCTCACGTTCATCATCAATTTTCTGCTGTTGTGGATCAATACCTTGCGCCAATAGGGCGCGTATTTCTGATCGCTGTTGTCTTGCTTGTGCTAGGGTGACATCGGGATAAAGCCCCAAAGTCATAGTTGCATGCTTCTTAGTTATAGGTCTGACGTAATTCATACGCCAAGATTTAGCACCTAACTTTGTGACATACAAATACATGCCGCCGCCATCTGCAAGCTTATAAGCCTTGTCTTGCGTCTTTGCTTGTTTGACTTGCGTATCAGTCAAAGCTTTAATGGTTTTGGCCAT